GATATGAAAACACTTTTGAGAACAATCTCAGTTGGAATGTTTGCAAGACAGGTCTTTACAGAGTTTGAAAAGATAAAACCAAACAATACTTCTTTCAGTATGTTTCTTGCAATAGCAGCCAAGCATTATGTTGACACACATAACGAACCGATTGATGTGTATGGTGAAGTGCCAAATTATTATTCCAATATTGATTCTTGGAAAATTGAAATTAAAAAAATGTCACCACAACAATTTATAAAATTACAACAAAGACACACACAACTGAGTAATATAATTAAAGCAGAGGTTAGAAGAAAGATATGAAAACCACATCAAAAATGTATGATGAAATGGAAGAGGTATTACAAGCTGTAAAATGGACCAAGATTATAGACAGTTTGACACCAACAAGTACATTCACATTAGACCCAAGACTTAAAGAATTCTCTGATACATACATTGAAGCAGGGTATGATAGGTTTGTGGAGTTAATAAGAAGAGCAATTTATTCAATCATGCAACAGAAATATACTGGTGTTGATGTTCCAAGCACGTTTGGTGACATTAAGATTAAGTTACAACAAGACAAGATGTTAATGCACAAGATTTCAGCGAAGCATGAAAACACAGTAGTTAGTTTTGAATGTACTATCATAGCATCAGATGTTGCAAAGACATACATCAAGGAGTGTAAACTAGTATGTCCAAAGTGTGGGTACGGACTCTCGGTTACTTGTGATTATAATAGGAACTTACCATATGAAAAATGTGTAAACCCAGAGTGCCACGATGCAAGAATGTTACCAGACCAAGACACTCTAGTAACAGAGAACATTCAAACTGTGTGGTTAAATGAACCGTTAGAAGAGGCAAAAAAGAATTCACCTATAATGCTTGTGGGAAAAATCAAGGGAACAAATGTTGGAACAGCGTTTGTGGGTCAGAAGAAGAGGATAATAGGACTATACAAGACAGTATATGACCCAAAGAAGACGGAACATAACGTGATTATTGATGTATCATATATTGAAGACTTGGATGATGTTAAGTTGGTAAAGCCGACAGAAAAGGAGTTAAACAAACTGAAAGAAGATGCAAAGACACCAGAGTTTATAGATAACATAGTAGGCAGTTTTGCTCCACACATTTATGGGTTTAAGGACATAAAGAAGTCATTATTATTACAATTAGCAGGAGGTGTTAATGGTAAGAGGAGGGGAGACATTAACATCCTCTTGGTAGGAGATCCAAGCATGGCAAAGTCAGAGATGTTAAAATTTGGCAAGAAAATAACACAAACCTCAATATACACAAGTGGAAAGGGTACTTCAGCAGCAGGATTAACTATTGGAATGGTCAAACTTTCTGATGGAACTATGATTGCACAGGCAGGAGTATTACCACTATGCTCAGGTGGATTTGCTTTCATTGATGAGTTTGACAAGATGGGTAAACTAGACAGAAGTTCAATGCATGAGGCAATGGAACAGCAGACAGTATCAAGGGCTGTAGCTGGTATTAATCTTACATTACCAGCCAAGACAAGCATACTCGCAGCAGCAAACCCAAAGTTTGGCAAGTATGATCCAGCAGAATCATTGGGTGAGAACATCAACGTACCTCCAGCACTACTGTCAAGATTTGATATGATATGGTTAATCAAAGACAAGGTTGATTTACACGTTGATATGGCAAAAGCAAATCACATACTCAATACATATTCAGATACTAAAACCATTGAAAAATCATACTTAACACCTAGAGAACTCATGGGTTATATTAATCATATAAGGGAATCAAAACCAGTGTTGGCTGATGATACACGAAAAGAAATACTAAAAATATATGAGAAGATGCGACAACTATCAAAGGAAGATGAATCTGCACTAGCGATAGGAACTAGACAGCTTGAGGCTTTGATTAGGCTTTCAATGGCACACGCCAAGTTATTGTTCAAGAAAACAGTAGACATAGAAGATGTCAGGGCAGTGAGAGATATACTGACCGAGATGTTTGCAACATTTGGACTTGATATGGATAAGGGTAGTTTTGACCAGTCATTGTTGACAGGAGTTACAGGCAAGGAGACAAAGGAACAGGTTGCAAATCGTGTTTGGGCAGAGACTTCAAACCCTAATGGAGATGTAACAATAACAGAGTTTATGAAAGCACTCTCAGAATCTTCTACCTTTGATGAAACTGCAGCAAAGAAACTGTTTGACAGTTGGGATAAGAATTGCATAGTAAGAATGAATAAGGATGGATCGTGGAGGAAGATAGTATAATGACTCGCACTTTTGATGTGGAGGATGGCAGTTGTTGGTATTGTGGTCATATTGAAACTGCTAAAACAATCGGTTGTAAATGTGTCTGTCATGGTGGGGAAGAAAATGGTTGCTAGATGTAGGGGTATATGTGATATTATGAGGTTAAAGCAGAATATAAAAAGACCTAAAAGACTTCCATACTTAACACATTCACAGTGTAGGGTGTGTAGGATATGGTTTGATAAAGATACGCTTGAAAGTCCTAGATGTCCATGCTGTAGTACGATACTTGCAATATTACCAAGAGAGAATGGAAAGAAGAGAATATATAGGGAGATGTTACATGGAATTAAATATTGATCAGTTAGAGGGTGTTGGACCAGTAACAGTAAAAAAACTGAAAGAGTTTGGCGTTACTTCACTCATAGATATTTGTGTAAGGGGTGCAAAAGAAATATCAGAAATAACAGGAACAGCAAAATCAAAGGCAGACTCATGGGTATTCAAGTCACAAAAAATACTTGAGGATAATAAAATAATACGAAAAACAGACATGACCACATTGGAATTATTGGAATACCAAAGAAATATTGATACACTACCAGTAAAGTGTAAGGCAGTAGACGAACTTATGGGAGGAGGTGTCAAGCCAGAATGTACTTACGAGGTATATGGGGAGTTTGGCTCTGGAAAAACCCAGTTCTGTCTCGCACTTGCAGTTGAAGCAATTTCACAGGAAAAAAATGTGGTTTGGGTTGACTGTGAAGATACATTTCGACCAAGAAGGGTTGTTGAAATTCTCAGAGAGAGGGAATATGCAAAAGATGACAAAGAAGCAGAAAAATACTTGAATAGAATAAAATACTACTTTACACCAAATACCGAGCAGTTGATGGGAACAATAAATGCGTTATCTGACGTAATAACGGAATATAAACCAAGAGTGGTAATAATAGATGGCTCTATCGGACAATATAGGGAAGAATACTTGGGAAGAGGAACACTCGCAGCCAGACAAAACCAGATAGCAAGGCTAATGACACATTTGAAGAACATATCGTTTTATTTCAGATGTTCAGTAGTATACACAAATCAAGTATTGTCAGATCCAAGCATAATGTTTGGAGATCCTACAAAGCCGATTGGTGGTAATGTAGTTGGTCATGCAGCGACATATAGAATATATTTCAAGAAATCCGGGAGAAAACACATTGCTAGGATGGTAGATAGCCCAGAACATCCTATTGCAGATGCTCCGTTTGCACTTGATGCAAAGGGAATATCAGACGTAGAAGAATAATGAACAAAAAAGAATATGGAATGAAGAAGAAAAAAGATGCCGAGGATAGAGCAACTTTCCCAGTTTTGGGCATACTTGGAGGAATTGAAAAAGGGAAAGATTGGTGGGAATATTTTAAAGAGCGTATAAATAAAGAATAACCATATAAACCATTAGTATTTATATATCATGTGAATCCAAGAGAGCGAATGAGGGTCAGTAATAGAAAAGCTGTCCTATGGTTGTTAGAGAAAGGTTATGATGATATTTGGTTAAAACCTCATGGTAGGAGACATGATTTAATATACACAAGAGGAGAATGGTATAGGGCGTTAGATCTTTGGAACTTGTTTGATGGAATATGCTTCGATAAGGAGGGTAATGTGGTACTAATACAGATAAAAACCAACGCATGGGCAAGTGAAAAGAACATAAAAGACTTCCTTAGAGATAAAAAGAATGTGATCGTACTAGTTTTGAACGTAAATAGGCGTGAAAGTAAATGGGGTGTTCATGTCCGGGAATACAAAACTTAAATACAAAACAATACGCCATTATTTATTGACACATCATAAAGTAGTAGTAGGTGGAGTTTGCAGCATCTGTGGACATCCACAAGGATCACATGAGGGCAACATAGGGTGTACCGAATGTGACTGCACAGCAATAGGTTCATATTGAAGTATTAGTTTATATTACCTGTGCATCGAGATAAGGATGGTAATATAATTGGCGTTGGCGAAGATACTGCTATTTCTATCATTTATGACATTTTTGAGGATGATACGAAAATCATATCACAATACCCACTCATCAAAATCCTAACTAAAGATTTTAAGGATTCCCTATCAGAAAGTTACCTAAAGCATAAGATAGACATTATGATATTCACAAAAACCAAAAAGATTGCTGTTCGTGTGCAGGGAAAGGACCATGAGGGTGTGTTAAAGTCAGCGAGAGACACTGTGCAGAAGAAAATACTCGAATGGCATGATTGTGTGGTTGTTGACCTAGATTGGCAGGAATGTCCATATCTATTCAAGGAACAGAAAGATGAGAACAGTTACTTGGAAGTTATGAACGCTTTTGAGAGTTCAGGATTATTTATATAGGTCTTTAGGTGCATCTGTCTTTACTTCTTCTTTATTTTCTTCCTTACTCTCCAAGTACATGTTATACAACTCATGTTTCTGCTGTGATAGTTTCTCTTGTACCATCAGCATAGTTATCTCTACTTCAAGGAAACTACATTTATTATCTATGAAAGCCTTATCTAATATCTTGTCCATTTTATTGTACAGCTTATCTATTATATTCCATCTTGGTTCGTGATCATGATCTGGGGGCATACCCATTCTGTTTTATTACTTTATTTAAATTTATGCCTCATTTTAGCTACAATAGCGAGAGTAATACCTATTATCGGTATCAATTCTAGGGTATCAATTCCATATAGGAAGAAATCTACTATCATACCATGATTATGTAAATAACCTCCTCCAAACACACACTCTAAAGCCCACCAAGAATGAGGAATTTGAGCATATAGGATAATTGCC